ATGCACCCCCGTAATTACAACCTCAGCGTTAACTAGCTCATCGCCATCATCCTTGCTCTTGACATACAATCCTTCTAGTGAATTGGCGTGTGAGACTTCCTCACCGTCTTCCAAATCGATCATAGAGAATCGGCTGCTAATCGTATTTTTCGCAATCAGATAGAAACTACCATCCGTGCAGATAACCTGCCCGACTTCATATTTCGTAACTGGGCTTTTGCGCGTGTCATTAATTTTCATTCTGCTTCCCCTTTTCAACTTGGATTAATCGATCTAGGTAAGTCCGGGCCTTTAGCAAATCTTCCAGTCCATTCTTGCCTTGATATCGAACTACATACTTGATAATGTTTCCAACCATAAACCCGGTAAACTGCGCACTGCTTAGCACTCCGGTATCAAAGTGGTCTATCAAATCTTGACCGCTTCGCTGGTAATACTCCGGTTTAATATCACTCATAGACGTTCCTCCATTTCACGAACCCAATCAGCATTGCGTTGCATCAAGTGACTAATCTTGCTAACTGAATGCCCTTGATCTATCAATTTCTGCAATTCGCGGCGATCTTCGGCCGGTAAAATATACTCAATACTCTCCGGCCGCCGGACTACTACCCACCGTCTACTGCGGTGCATTTTATTCGCAATGGTTGTTTCAAAGAATCCGCGCTGATAATAGTAAGCTATATCCATTTTCTGCTCTATATCAACTTGAGTTGGCCTATCCACATACCGGAATGCCAATTTCTGAACCTCAGTTAATTTCTTGGGCGGCCACTCATCAGCCTGATAGCCGTATCTCGTTTCGACCTCTCGGAGCTTTAGCAATAGTGCTACATTTAGACTCAAATTAATCTCCTCCAAATCCATATCCTACCAGCGACTCATCCACAATCTTTAACGCGTCTTCGGGACTCCGGGCAATTCCGTGAATGATTTTCTGTTTTGCCAGAAATTCGTGGAATTTAATCTGATCTTCTCGCGGCTTACCGCGTTCATTTTTAACTTCGATATAGAAAATTTGGTGGTCTTTGTGTCGGAATCCGAATAAATCTGGGAATCCGGGTGGTAATCCCGTATCAAACCAACGGCCGCTATCGGTTTTAACTTTCCCCACATTGGCCCGAAAAATTGTGCAATCATCGTTCGAGATTGCCACCCGAATCTTGTTTTGAACCTCTTGTTCTTTCGTAGTTGCTACACCTCAATTCTACTGAATCGCTAAATCGCTTGGCGCTCTATGCGTTTCGTCGTTTGTAGTGCTGTAGTCTGTAATTTTTAACTTTGTCACCCATACTAGCTGTATACCCTATATCACTATTACTATATAAAAAATAATAATAATAATATTTATGTAGTAGTATCTACATATCTATATACACCTTGGGGCCGTAGGGGCCAGCCGTAGTCTCTAATCCAACTACACACCGCTTACAGCTACTACTTTCGCCGGTACCCCCGTCGCGGAACACCCATCACTCTTTGTTGGCCAGCCTCCCAGCCGGGGTGATTATCCATCACATACTTAATTTTCTTTGCCAGTTTGCGATTCTTTACCAGGTCTTGTACCCCCATCTGAAACGCGATATCACTGCTAATCACGAAATCTTTCTTCATCGCTCCTAGTGCGGCTTCAATCGCATCTTCCTCGGCATCGATATACTTAAACTGCTCGCGATTTTCGTTCATCAGCTTCTCCTGCTCCTGCGTGAGTCCGAAATCGAACCCTTCAGCGTAGTAGGTTGCGAACTCGCCCCATAGCTGGTCAATGGTCGTTTGGTCAAGGTCAGTCACGGGAGACTTCTCCTGCAATTCCGGGTGTACCAGTACCGGCATAAATCGCCGCTCACCGGTCTTATCCTTCAAGTAAGTAATCTCGTTGGTAGTCCGGGCAATCACGAAATTCTTGTATCGTCGTACGGTGTAACGCCCATACGCCGGCCGATATTCTAATTGCTCACCCGAAATGAACTTCTTCAGAATCTCGAAACTGCTGTTATTCGTGGCGGTCATCTCGTCATCGTTGACAATCAAGGCACGCACCATATTCCCGAAATTATCCTTGTTCTCAAAATCCGTAAACTGATCGGTATACCAGCCGTTAGCCATCATTTTTAGCAGCGTGGTTTTCCCAGTTCCTTGGCCACCCACCAAATCTAAGACGTAATCGAATTTGGTTTCTGGCTTGAACGTCTTGGCCACGGCCCCCACGAAAAATAACTTCGTCTCTAACGTGGTAGTTTCGGATGGTTCTACGCCCAGATACATTGGGAGAAAGTCGGCCGCGCGTTTGGTGCCATCCCACTCTTTGCGCACCCGCTGAAAATACTCAATCACGGGATTGAAAACATTCCGTCGCGAAACCTCGGTTACTGAGTCTTCAATAATCTTTTTCGGAAACATGACATGGTACTTCTTCTCCATGTATCGCTGTAAGGCTGGTGTGAACTCATCTTGCAACGGGCCATGTTCTAGCATGAGTGTTGGGCTGTCCTTCTTAAACTCCGTCTCGTATGAAAATTCGTTGTAAGCAAACTCACCCTTCAATTCTGAATCGTGCTCTAAAATCAAACACACATTTTCGATGCTGTTAGCCTTGATGTTGCCGTTGACATTTTTCATAAAGTCGATCTTGCTATCAAACGGGATAATTTTTTTCGCGTTTAGCTCGCGTAATTTCTTTGCGTCTTCTTCAAAACTCAACTCTGCGCCTCCCTTCGTCTAATTTCTTTTCGTACCATACTTTCTACGGTTCTAATCAGTTCTTTTTCACTAAGCTGGTCAGGCGTCCTAGCATTGGCTATCCTTGCTAGGTCTAGGACACTTTCAGGGTCAACGCCCCTAATGAGTAGGCCACCAGAGAAACTCGCTAAGGCGTTGTTTCTGCCCCCTGTATCGCCTAGTCCTTTGCTGATAGTTTCAAACAATTCCGCTGTGGCCGTCTTGCCATCATAATCGATACTGAGGCTACTGGGTTTGTAGTCGGGCCGCTGGTTGATGGATGCCACCAGTTCGGGGGATGCCGTCACAATCGGATTATTGTTTTCCCACTTGTACTGATGGCCATCCCGTTCTGATGGGGCTACTACCACGTAGTTATTCACGTGCGCCTTGATATCGATACCCGGTCGCCACCCAATGTTCTGTTGGATTGCGGCATCGTCTCGCTTCAGGTAAAAAAGTTGGCGGCCCCCACCGGCGGTAGTCTGCGATAGTGTATCGCGAAACCACTCCGGGTGGTCAAACTCGCGAAACGTCTTGAAACCGTCGGCCCCATCCGCATGCTCGTCAATATCTACTACGAAAAAGTTAGTAGTCCGTAACGCTATCTGAGCGTATGGATGAGTCAACCAAAAATTCTCAATCTGTTCGACGGTGAGCGGCGGCCGGTCAGCGAACTTTATCAACGGTTGCTTCCCTACCATCGGCAACACCGCAAAACCTGCCTTGGCGTAGGCCACCGCAAACTTAACTAAGTTTTTCATATTATGTCGCCTTGGAAAATCTTCCATGCCAATCTCGATTAAAAGATTTTCCGTATTTTTCAATATTGAAATTGATGTTTTCTTTCTGAGTTACCCACATCAAGTTTTCAACTTTATTATTCCTTCGGTCATGGTCTTTGTGATGAATTATGTTCCGGGGCGGTGAAAAATGGCCAATAAACGCATTTACGACTAATCGATGGATCTTGAATGCCTTATGATCACCATTTCTGCACAGCGTCACATAAAGATATCCTCCATGACTAACTCCTGGCTTTAATATTCTTTCCGGAAACGTCATAGAATGCCCGTTAGATTGAATCACTACTTTTTTTATACTCTTTACTCGGCCATAATCAGAAATAAGATAGCCTGGATATCCATCGATGTTTTTCCATCGTTCCATCTAATTACCTCCTCATAAAAGGCTTTTCACCTTTATCGGTGGATGCCGTCACTGCGGCTAATCAATTTAGAACGGCGATTTTTGTGTCCCTGTCACTGGTGGCAAGTCGTCATCTGTTGGTGTTGGTACTGGCTGTGTCATGGCATCGGGTAACTGGTCATCGCTGACATCGATAATCTCGGGCTGTTCGGCCTCGCCCAATTCGTAGTTTACGTACGGGTTAGACGGGTCTTTTTTGTTTGGCGTGTGCTTAACCTTCAGCACGACCGCTTTACCCTTTTCGGGCGCCAGAGCGGCTACCAGTGCCTCGTGTACTTCAGTTTCAGTTGGCCCGGCGAAATGCTGTGGGGTAATTTGCACGCCCATCAAGGCTCCTAATTTCGTGATAAATCTGATGTTGTTGCTCAAAACAAAGTCAGGCATTGCCTTACCAGTGGTAGTCTTCTCGGCGAAACTTAAATTGTCGTATTCCTTTTCGCCAGCGTGCTCGCCGTCCAAAACGCCAAACACTAACTTGACGCATTCCCAGCCTGAATCGTAGGTAGCGTGGGAAATGTCCTCTACGTCCACGTTGTACTCGCCATCGGGCAACCCCTGATTACCAGCGGCCACCGTGTCCTTCTTTGCGTCAAAATTATCCAGTGTGTCTGAAGCTAAACTTAATAAACTCATATCTATTTACCTGCCTTTACAGTTTTAGTTTCCGGAGTTAAGGCCCCCGGGATAGCCTTTAGAATTGGAAGTAACCGCGGATCGTCAATCTCGCTCTCGTGGTAGTGGCGGCGAATCTCTGTCACGTTTCGCAAATAGTTCTTCCCAACGTGTTGTGTATGAATGACCAAATCGCAATTCCCGTTCACGACGTTGTAGTGCTTGGTTTTCAATGATGGGATTTTAGTAGTGACATTATTATCGTCAGTCACTTCGCCTTCACGACTGATATACACCACGTTGAGTGGTAGGGCCTTCAAATCCATTACCAGCCCTTGCAAGGCCGAATTAAACATCGCGTAACCCTTGCCATAACCAATATCTGCCAGGGCTTCTACTCCTGCTTTCAGGCATACAGCTTGCTCAATCAGGCCACAAATATCATCGATTACATCCAGTGTTACCGTCTCGTAGGTGTTGGCCTCGGTACCCAGGGCTAAAATGATCTCGTCCAGTTGCTTGATACAGCTCTGGTCTAGGCTCCCATCAGCTTTCCGGGTGTTGCGAATCTGAATGCTGGGGGCTGTCCCCATTGCTGAGTTGCCATCGGTATTTAGTACCAGCGTGTTTGGGAAGTGCTCCGCTAGGAAACTCTTGCCGCTCATGGTAGCGCCCCAAATAAAGAAGTTGCGTGGGGTTCCCGCTGGCTTATGTGGTTCATTTTTAGGTAAGATACTCACTTTCTAATCAGTCCTTTCATCTTTGCTTGGAAGTAGGCCCAGCCGGGCTTATATCCATGTAACTTTCCGTACGCTTTAATCTCGGCGTAAGTTTTCAATTCTGCTGGTGACTTGTCGGCCACCGCATCCATGGCCCGATCCTCGGCTAGCCGTTTGGCCAGGGCCACTCGCTTATCGGCCTCCACCTTTTTTAGCTTTGCGTTCGGGTCAACGGCAATGGTCTCCTCTTCGGTGAGTAAGGCCCCACAAAATGGACACTCATCCCCTTTTCGATAGAAAGTTGCGAAACATTCCGGGCAAACGGTTACTGATTTAATCGGTTCACCGTTGCTAGATTTACTATGCTTGTCACGGCCACCTAGTGTCCATACCCGGTCTATGGTAGGCAATCCGAATCTTTCCACGTTATTTACGTGGTCAATAATCACGGCTGTCTTGCCTTCACGTGGGTTCATTGACCGCATCGCGAATTGCAGATACAGCGATAGTGACTGAGTGGGCCGTAGCATGATGACACAATCGACGTTGGGAAGGTCTAAGCCTTCGGTAAAGAGTTCCGCGTTGGTTACCACCTGAATCTTTCCCGCTCGGTAGGCCGCCACTATCCGCTCACGGTCTTTCTTCTTCGTCTTACCTGATACGGACCGTGCCGTTATCCCGGCGGCATTAAACGCATCGGCCAGACGCTTCGCGCTCGCAACGTTGTACGCATAGGCGATCGCTTGCTTACCCGCTGCTAGTTTTTGGTAGTGAGCGACGGCATCCCCGTATATCTTCGGCTTCATAGCTTGCTCAATCGAATTTTCATCGAATTCACCGTTTCGCTTCGTCTTTAGCTGGGAGTTATCCAGGCCAGACGGTGCGTAGTAGTCTACCGGAGCTAGGAACCCGTTATTCATCAACCAGCTAATTGGCTTGCCTTGGATAAGGGTGTCGGCTACTCCATCAAGTCCCTTGCCGTCCATACGCCATGGGGTGGCCGTGAACAGCAGTTTCACCGATTGTGGGAAGTTATCCAGGATCTTCCTGTAAGACCGTGACAGGGCATGGTGAGCCTCATCAACAATGATGATATCGGGTGGCACTAGATTCGCTACATGCCGCGTTAACGTTTGAACCATACCCATCTTGCAATAGCGCATATTCACGCCATCAGCCTTAAATGTGGATCTAGCCTGTTCCAGAATCTCGGAGCGGTGAACCATGAATAAAACGTGATGATACTGTCGGGTAGCACTCCGGGCAATATCTGCCATGATGACGGTCTTCCCGGTTCGCGGCGGTGATTGGATGACAATGCCCCGGTGTCCCAATTGGACGGAGCGGCGGGCCGCATCCACTGCCTCCTGCTGGTAGCTACGGAGTCGGAACATCCGTTTTTACCACTAAATTCGTACGCGCTGGCTTTTCTGCGGCCCCCTTTAGTTCTTGCCCATCAGAATTAATATAGCGGCCATTCACAAAACTGAATTCTTTCTTGATGGCCTTTTTATCAGGCTCTTTCTTTACCCGGATCAAGCTGTCTAACTTCTGCTCTTCCAGACTAGCTAGAACATCTTTGTCCGACCATTCCACACTTGCCGGGGTCTTCCGTGTGGACACTGTGCCATACGGTGTTTCAATTCGTGCTTTCGGGTCTTCCTCGCGCAATTTATCAAGGTAAGTCCACAGGAAGCCATGGAAGTACGCCCGGTTATCGTTGTTGGCCGCTAACTGCTTATTTCGCCATTCGTTGATGGCCGCAATCTGTTCATCCGCCGTTGCGTTGGTATCAGCGTCTTTACTATCAAGCGCTCGGAGTTTACGCATGACCCACGTTGCCGAGCCTAGATCGTTGACTGTAAATTCAGGCTTACTAATTTCTTCGGAATCCTTTAAATCAAATTCTTCTAGTGCATTCATTGAAGTTCCTCCCTTACATAATTACGCCGAATACGCGCATCCAGATAATCGCGACAACTAGGATTAGTAGACTAGCACCCACTAGCATGATTAGAATCCCGATCAGTGCCCCGATAAAGTCAGTGATTTTCTTCATCGCTGCCTCCTAACTTGCGACCACACATTGGACAGTGCTTAATTTTCATATCAAAAATTGATTCTGGGTTATCCCGAATTTGTATTCATCGATTACTCCACCTTTCGTAGGCCATTCTTAGTAATATGCCAATCCCAAATATCGTGATAAAAATAATTACTGCTTCCAATTACA